TTGTACGCCTCAAAAGCGCACTGCAATGCCTTGGTGAGAGCTATAACGCTTTCAAAGTCGGCAACGCCAGCCATCGTCAGGGCCGCGAGCGCGTCAAAATAAGATTTCAGCAACAAGCACTGGACCTGTTTCGTCTCCGCGTCAGGCGCGTTGCAACCGTCCAACAAAAGACGATCTGCGTTTTCAGCAGGATCAAGCTCCACCGCAGGAGCGGCCAAAGACATTTTGTGCGCGAGCTTGGCTGTTTCTTCACCAAGGAAAACGGTCCCAAAGAACACGATCAGCGCATGGCTTATATGCACCCGCTCGTCGTCGGTCTTAAAAGCGTTGATTGCGTAAGAGGGTTCTGCGCGTTGATGTTCGATTAGCTTACGCACGCGGGGCGTGACTTTCTCTACGCCTGTTTCAAAGAAGTCCTGAGAGGTCATGGCTTAGTTCCTTCTTGGTTGACCATGACGACTAGGTTTGCACATAGTTGTGTTTAACGCAAGCGCTTATTTGTGCACGGCGCAAATTATTTTCAGGTTGTTTTTCAGGTTGTTTTTGGTCGAAAAAACAACCCGGAGCAGTAAGCACTGCTGTAACATTTTTTGGAGATTTTGTGGTTACACTTTCCATTAGAGGTCGCTAATGCTGACAAGCTTGACAGTAGGAAAAGCACGGGGTTGTCAAGGTAAATGTTACATACAGTTATTCTCTAATTACTTCTAGAAGGTATAAAAATAGAAAAAAGAGTAAAAGATAAGAGTGATAAAAAGTGTTGAGACCCCCCTGTGTAATGAAGTTTTTTGACAACCTTACAACCTAGCCCCCGGCGACGTGCCTCTTGCGCAGGCAACGCAAAAAGCTCTAGGGGCGTTCCTATTATGAGAGTTCTCGGAATAGACCCCGGCGTGACGGGCGCGTGGGCGGTGATCGAAACAGGGGCGGGTGTTGTTTCGCCTATAGTGGGTCGGTCGGCATCAACTCAAGAGTGTGGGTCGGCTAATAACTTACTCATCTGGCGAGTAGGTGATTTGGGTACCAACCCTATCAAACTCTCAAAGCGCGTCACACATCGGCTTGATGCTGACAAGTTGTTTCATCTTATTAGGGAGCTTGGCCCTCTTGATCGTATCGTAGTCGAGAGGCTTCACGCATCGCCGGGAGTGACGAGCGGAACCGCTTTCAGTCTGGGGTGGTCGGGCGGCGTGCTGGACGCTGTGCTGGACCTGTCAGGGTGGCCGCACCATAAGATAATTTCTCCTGCGCCTGCCACATGGAAGCGGGCGTTGATGGTTCCCGCTGACAAACATGCGGCTCGCCGCCGTGCGAGTGTCCTGTTTGGTACTGACAGGCATTGGCCGCGAGAGAAGCACCATAACCGCGCGGAAGCTGCGCTCTTGGCTTTATGGGGCGCTCTGCAAAAAGGATAGCGGCTATTGTTTCGCCTCTATGGGCGTTCCCGGCCCCGGTGCCTGTCAAGCGCTGACATGACACATTAGCATTTACTTATATAAGCGATAACTCAATTAGCGTTCACTCATTTAAGCATTTGCTCAATTAGTGCCCACTTGTATAGACATAATGCTGCCACGCTGGCGCGCTGGCGCGCTGCCTTGAGTATAAGAAAAACACGATATGTCAGGAATGCCGTCTATCTGACACGTACAAGCGATTTGACAGTTGGCTAGTGTCCGATATCATTTGACACACCAAACGCGCTTGTACGGTCATTTGTGTTGATTTTTGTCAGCATGACACGGCAACAAAAAAGCCCGCTTGCGCGGGCTTAATCCGATTTGGATTGCTTGATGTGTCATGTCAGGCGCGGCACAAAATCCCAATTGGGAATTTCATACCCATCAACTGACTTGGCGCGTTTGACACGCTTGCCGTCAATGACAACAAAATCAAATTCAATCGCGCGCTTTATACCGCTTGGCGGGTAGACCATGTTTAAGCCATGCCGTGTCTCCTTGCCTTGCATTGCTTCCGCGTATTGCCACGCGCGAATTGTCAGCATTTCTTCACCATTGGCGAACGCGGCGCTATTGCGCCGCGATGCCTCATTGATTTGCCGTTGACGAAACTTGGGAAAGTTAAATCTTGCCATGACACATTACTCCTTTGGCATATTGCCATATTTTGCCAGCATGTCGCGCAACCATTGTTCCGGATCGTCGATGCACGCATCTGACACAAAAGGCGGCGGTACGAAAAGCACGTCATCAACGGGCAGGACGCGTTGCCAATAGCGCGCGCCGTTGGCGCGGTAAAAATCAACGTCGCTGTAAGCCCAGCCAAGATTGCCCGCGCGTGTGTCAACTTGATGCGCAATAATGCCATATGCGCCTTGACGCGCCACGCCTGCATGAACCAAGCAATGCGCCGCGCGTGCTAGGTCTAGTGGCGCTGTGTCAATCCTGAATGCGCACGCAGATGATCGCACGCCCGTTGCATATGGCGAACCTGCGGCGACAAGGTATAGGTTAACGGGTCGTTGCGCTGACAACAGTCTGACAAGGGCCAATATTGCTGCCCCGCGCTTTTCTAGATGTTGCGTCTCAATGCCACCAGAGGAAACAATATCAACAAAAACGTTCAATGGGGCTTGTTCGCTGGCAACGCGTTGACGGCGGCGCATGTTCATAGGCTGACCAGCAAGAAATGCTGGAACGTTTGGAACGCCGCCTGTCATGGCGTCAATGTTCTTAAACGTTGACGCGGCATATTGCACGAGGTTTTCCATCTTGCTTATAAAAGCATCGCTTGGCGGAACGCGCGACAGATCGCCAGCGATACACAGCCGCGCAGTCTCTTTGATATGTTTACCGCCCTCCCACGCGCCGCCGTTATCGCGGCAACCGGCTGGTAGAGCGTTGACAGCATTGGCAAAGGCCGTTGATCCATCAAAAACGGTAATAACGTCTTTGCCTGAATAACCGTCCAAAGCCGGAAGATCATAACGCATCTTATTAGTCCTTTCTAATGTTGTTTTTGAGCGTCATCGAATTGCGCTATGCGCAATTTAATATGCAAATGCTTGCGTGTCAAACGCAAAAGAAAGGGCGCAATTAGCGCCCTTCCACGATTTTGATTTGCTCCGGCGTTAGTCCAGCAAGGTACGTATCTGCTGCAACTTCATCCGGCGTGAAGCCAGCCGCAATACCCGCCGCGCCAGCCATTGAATGTCGTGGATCAATTACGATCTTGACACCAGCCGCCTGCGCCCGCGCCCGTGCGCCTTGCACGCGCTTTGCCCAGTCCGCATTTTGGCAAATTTGCTGCTCTAATGCGATGTCATATGTCCAAAACAACTTGACAGGGAAACGCGAAAGGAATGCCGCGTCGATCTTGGCACGGCCAATAAATTCTGCCGTCGCGCCTTGACCGAATGTGTTGGCCGCGCCAATGCAGCGAAAATTCTTATGACGCGCAACCGGCTCCGCTCGATCTGGAAACGCTGCAACACCATTGGCAAGCGCCGCGTTGAGTGCGAGCAAAGCGCTATTGTCCGACGCATCTACTTCGTCAAAAAGGTAAACGCCGCCATGCTCAAAAGCTTGCCGGAATGGCGTGGTGTGGTAGTTGCCAGCAGCGTCAACAAAGCCAAGCACTTCATGCGACATGCCAAGCGCGCCATTGAAGTAGAAAGGAATGTCCATAGCTTTTGCGCATTGTTCCGCCGCATGCGTTTTGCCAGAGCCAGTAGGTCCAGCAATCCATATAGGTGCGAAAGTCTCATTTGCCTGTTCTGCGGAAAGCCAACGTAAGAGACGCGCAAGCATTGGGTGCTTATATCCTTCAACGGTATGTGTCTCACCGTTCACGCGCGTGACCTCAATGCGGTGCAATGGTTGCCCTTGGACAAGCAGTTCCATTTCACGTTTGACGATGCGTTGGACCGTGGCTTCATCTATTGTTCCGCCGATAAGGGAACGCAACGCTTCTAAGGCTTCATCTGCTTTGACAGATGTTTTATTCACCGGCGCAGGCGCTTCAACTTTCTCGATCATTTCATTGGCTTTTATATCTGTTGCGTTTGCTTCATCATCCGTCGCGGCTTGTTCCCATGCACGTTCAAGCGCTTTGCTGCTTTCCGCACGTTCAATTACGTTTGCAACGTCAATGCCAAAGCGCGCGGCAACTTCGAGACATTTGGCGCTAGTAAGTTCATGGCTTCCAATATTGTGATTGTCGGCGCGGTAGGCAGGCCACGCCGGGTGAGATGTGATGGCGCGCCGCACCGCGGTACGTTGCTCTCCTGACATTCTGATGTGTTGTGTCATTGCTTTAGTTCCTTCTAATATTGTTCTTGTCAGCGCAATTCCAGCGCCTTGCCCGCATATTAATTTGTGTAATGATTTGCTGTCAAGACAAATAGTTGCGTTTGACACAACTTTCTGTCATGAGCTAACCACGATAATCGTTTCGGAACCGAAACAATCCGATGCCAGCGCCACGCAACCAAATCAAAGGAATGTCGAAGTCAGATGATGTCAGCCGCGTCAAGCTGATGCTTGAACGTGACAGATCAATCGCGACTATCATTGAGATACGTGACAACAAGGAAAATGGTCCAGAGATACGTCTGCGCGCGGCTCAGGATTTGTTGGATCGTTCTTTAGGCAAGGCGCGACAGCAAACAAACGTTGATGTCACTGTCAGCAATCCAGCAATGGCGCACGTCAACGCGCTGCAATCCCTGACAACTATGGCGCGCGGTGCCAACCTACCACATAACGCGCATAATAACCCATTGAAATCATTGGGTAATATCAATTCGCGTGATGAATTGTCACTTAACCACGCGCCTATCATTGATGCTGAGACTGTCCCTATCGCGCCTAGCGCTGACAGCGTGACAGGTGACAGCGCCGATGCTGGCAGCGCCGAAACACCCCCCGCCCCTCCCCCCGGCAGGGGGCGAGAATAATAATCGGCACCCGCGTCTGAAAATATGGCCAAAAAGCCCGCAAAAACCCGCAGTCTCAAGCATCGAGGCAATACTGATCCCGCTAAATTAGCAAAGCGTGATTATATGCGCGAGTACATGAGGAAACGCGCCGCCGAACGTGCGGAACTAAAAGCCATCATCAAGAAAAGCGAGGAAGCCCAGAAAATCCTCGATGAATTGCCTGACATAGAGGTAGAGGAACCCCCCGCCCCTACCCCCGAACCTATTGAAATTTCTGAAGAAAAACCGGCCATCCCAAAAGAGGCACAACCGCAGGAAATCACTATCGACGCTGCGTTTCGGGATTTTCTGGATGCGTACCGTGACAAGCCCGTTGAGTTTGTCATTCATGTTCTAGGCGCATCCCCCCTCCCTTGGCAGGCAGACTTTCTCCGCGAGATCGCTTCCGGCAAACGTCGCATCTCTATCCGTGCAGGTCACGGCGTAGGAAAGTCTACCGCGTGCAGTTGGGCGCTCATCTGGCATATGCTGACACGCTTCCCCCAGAAGGCCGTCTGCACCGCGCCGACCGCTGGTCAGCTTTTCGATGCCCTGTTTTCCGAAGTGAAGCATTGGGTCAACAAGCTACCCCCCGCCCTCCGGGAGTTGATCGACGTGCTTTCTGACAGGATCGTGCTGAAAGCCGCTCCTGAAAGCTCGTTTCTGTCAGCTCGCACGTCTTCTGCCGATAGACCCGAAGCAATGGCGGGCATCCACTCAGAGAACGTGCTTCTGATCTTTGACGAAGCGTCGGCTATCCCGGAGCCTGTCTATGAAAGCGCTGCGGGCAGCATGAGCGGCCATTCGGCCACGACTATTCTGATCGGCAACCCCACACGCAACAGTGGCCTATTTTTCCTGACACACCACGGCTTGTCGTCAGAATGGGTCACTATGCATGTCAGTTGCCGAGACAACCCGCTTGTCAGCGCCGACTTCATCAAGCAGATTTCTGACACTTATGGAGAGACATCCAACGCCTTCCGCGTGCGTGTTCTGGGTGAATTTGCGCTCAAGGAAGACGATACTCTGATCCCAGCCGAACTGGTTGACAGCGCAATGGCGCGTGACATCAAGGTCGATCCCCAGACAGGGCTTTTCTATGGGCTGGACGTAGCGCGATTTGGTGACGACCGCTCGGTGCTTGTCAAACGCCGGGGCAATGTCGTTGAAGACATCAAGGCTTGGTCGGGTAACGACCTGATGGAGACGACAGGTCGCGTCGTGTCGGAAGCCAAGATAGATAAGCCTGAAGTTATCATGGTTGACAGCATCGGTGTCGGTGCTGGCGTTGCCGACCGACTGCGGGAACAAGGTTTCAACGTTCGGGATGTCAACGTTGCGGAAAGCGCTGCGATGAACCCGAACGCCGCCAAGCTCCGTGACGAACTTTGGATCACATGCAAGGATTGGCTGGCAACCCGTGCCGTGCATATCCCGAAGCACGATGAACTTCGTCAGGAGCTTGTCGCCCCGACCTATACCTTCCTCTCCAATGGCAAGATCAAGGTCGAAGCCAAGGCAGATATGAAAAAGCGCGGCGTGCGCTCGCCTGACATCGCTGACGCCTTGTGCCTGACGTTTGCAGGCGAAGGGGCGCTGATCGCAGGCCGTGCGACACGCTGGATCACCGGCCAACCGTTGCGCCGGAATATTAGGGGAATTGTCTAGTGACAACAGCAGCATACAAAGACGGCGTTCTGGTTTCTGACAGCGGTGTAAGCTCGAACGGCACTTACGAAGGCAGCGTTCGCAAACTGTTTCGTAGCAAATCGCACGGGATTGTCGCGGGGTGCGGAGACGCGACCTCCTTGGCGCTGATTGAAGAATGGGCCGAGCAACATAACTGCGATCTGGATTTCCTCGCGGACATTCCGGAACGTTTTGACTATAGCGGCCTCTGGATACGAGAAGACCGTTCACTCTGGTTTTTTGAGAAGGGCGTAGCGTTCCGTTTTGACGCGCCTTTTGCCGCAATAGGGACAGGTAAAGACATCGCGCTCGGTGCGATGGCCGCAGGCGCAAGCGCCGAACAGGCCGTGACAATCGCGGTCACTTTTGACAACGCCACCCATCTTCCAATCCAGATCATGCCGGTTTTTACCGACAACACGATTGCGTTCAAAAAACCATGACTTGCGTAATGCACAAGTTTTTGCTACATCAGCGGTTACTTTTGGAGCGCTGACTGAATTATGGCGAAAAAGGAACCGACCGTACCTTCACGGAAGCGCGGCGCGAAGCTCGACAAAGAGCAGGTGTCAAGTGTCGTTTCGATGCTTGTCAAGGATGCTGAAGACTTCATTGACAGCACGCTTGCACCCGAACGCACCCTTATGACCAACTTCTACAACGGTGATCCGTTTGGGGATGAAGAAGAGGGTCGATCCCAGATTGTCATGACAGAAGTTCGGGACGTGGTACAAGCCATGCTCCCTTCCCTGCTCAGGGTCTTTCTTTCCACAGAGAACATCGTTGAGTACGTCCCGCGCCGTGCGGATAGTGTCGAAAGCGCCGCTCAGGCTACCGATTACGCCAATTATATCTTCTACATTGAAAACCACGGCGCACAGCAGCTTTGGAACGTGTTCAAAGACGCACTCATTCGGAAAACGGGTATTACCCGATGGTATCCGAATACGAAGACCACTGTCACAGAGGAAGACTACAAAGAGATCACCGACGATCAATTGCTCGTGCTGGAAAACGATCCCGCGCTTGAGCTAGTCGAACTTCAAGAGATTATGCCGACTGGTTTCTCTCAGACAGACCCAATGACAGGTGAACCTGTCATGGAGCCAGCGATTTACGACGCAACGTTCCGTCGAACCGTGGTCGATCAGAAGTTTATCATCGAAAGTATCCCTACAGACGAGTTTTTGATTGCCCGGAATGCTCGGTCGGAAGACGACGCAGAGTTGATCGGCGTGCGGAAAGACATGCTTGTCAGTGATCTTGTCGCGATGGGGTACGATGAAGACGAGATCATGGAACACGGCGGGCCGCAGAGCGTGCTTGACCAAAATCAGGAAGCACACGCTCGAAATCCTGCGCTTCGGTCAAAATCGCTTCAGGACGCCCAGAACATCGACCCGTCGATGGCGCGTGTCAGGTATTATGATGTACTCGTCAGGATGGACGGCGACGGGGATGGCGTCGCGGAGCTTCACCACATCTGCGCAATTGGGACTAATGGCGCACATATTCTGCATGACAAGATCGTTTCAGACGTAAACTACGCGATTTTCTGCCCAGACCCTGAGCCGCATACCGCGATTGGGCATTCCATCGCGGAGCAAGTCGCGGACTTGCAGCTTATCAAATCTCACATTGTCAGGAACACGTTGGACAGTCTGGCACAGGCTATCCACCCGCGCACGGCAGTCATTGAGGGGATGGTGAACCTCGATGATGTGCTGAATACCGAGATGGGTGCTGTCATTCGTATGCGCCAGATTGGCGCGGTGCAGGAGCTTAACACGACTTTCGTAGGCCAGCAGGCGCTCCCGGTGTTAGGCTATCTTGACGACATCCGCGCCCAGCGGACGGGCATTTCCCGCGCGACACAGGGCCTCGACGCGGACGTGCTTCAGTCAACGACCAAGGCTGCTGTCACGGCCACTGTCACCGCCGCTCAAGAGCGTTTGGAGATGGTTGCTCGCGTGCTGGCAGATGGCGGCATGAAGCGCATGTTCCGTGGGATTTTGAAGATGATCGTTCAAAATCAGGACAAGGCGCGAACTGTCAGGCTCCGGGGCAAGTGGGTGGATGTCAATCCCGCTGCTTGGGATGCTGATATGGATGTCATTACCAACGTTGGTCTTGGCCTTGGCGACCGCAACGAGAAGATCGCGGTGCTGACACAGGTGTCCTTGGCGCAAAAAGAAACCCTCACGACACTCGGACCTGACAACGTGCTGACAGACGTTGGTAAATACCGGGGAACGCTGGGAAAACTGCTTGAACTGACAGGTATCAAAGACGTTGACACATATTGGAAGGAAGTCACGCCCGAAAGTATCCAACAATTCCAGCAGACGCTTGCGGAGAACAAGAAACCTTCGCCAGAAGAAGTTCTGGCCCAGATCGAAGCACGCAAGACCGACGCGGATATTCTCATAAAGAAAGCAGAATTGACGCTGAAAGAGCGTGAAATCAGGCTCCGGGACGACCGTGAGCGTGACAAGAACGAAATGGAAGCCTTTTTGAAGGCGACTGAGATCGCCGCCAAGTACGGTACAGCCGTTGACATGGCTCAACTTCAAAATATCGCGGATAAACAACGTCTTGCGGTCGAAACAGCGATGAAAATCGCTGACAGTCAGACCCAAGCTGAGCAACCACAGGAAGTCTAATGCTGACAAAAAAGCAAGTTGTCGCCGCGGGCAAGCGTGCGGACGAAATCATCAATGATAACATCTTTCAAGAGGCGGTCAAACTATCCCAAGGTCGGATTTTTACACGCTGGGGGCAGACAGCACCCACCGCGAAAGAGGAACGGGAGCAGCTATATGCACGCTTCGGTGCGATTGAAGAGCTTATCGTCTCTTTGAATATAATCCGTAATGAGGGGATCGCCTCAGCGGCGGAAATTGAGAAAGAAAACGCTAAAAAAGCGTCTTCTTGATTGTTTTTCACACGCAACTACTTGTCAACGTGACAACTTTGAGGTAGCATCATGTCACAACGTCCCGAAACGCCCTCTCAGGGCATCGGTATCGCAGAGGCAGCTTCCCGTTTTGAGGCATTGCTGTCCGGGGAACCGGAAAACCAGCAAGAAGAACTCGAAACCGCAGAGCAGCCCACCGACGAAGCTGAAGTTTCAGAAGAAACGGAAGCGCTTGCGACTGACGACGCATCGGAAGAGACGCCCGCTGATGAAGTGGAAGCCGATGAAGAGGAAGTCACTGAGGATGACGAGGAAGAGGCCGACCAGCCAGACGAGCTTGACAAGATTGTCACCGTCAAAATTGACGGAAAAGACGAGCAAGTCACTCTTCGCGAAGCTCTAGCCGGTTATTCCCGTACCGCAGCATTTACGCGCAAGTCAATGGCGCTCGCAGACGAAAAGCGTGCCTTCGAGAGTGAGAAGGAAGCATTCGCCCCAGAGCGTGACGCGATACGGACGGAGCGCGAGCAGTACGCCCAGCTACTCCCAGCATTGGTCAACGAGTTGAAGACCGGAATGCAGGAGCCAGATTGGAACGCACTGGCAGACAATCCGACCGAATATATCCGTCAGCAGAACTTGTGGAGGGACCGGCAGGAACGCCTCGCCGCCGCACAAGAGGAACAAAACCGTCTTTATCAGCTACGTATCGAAGAGGAAAAGGCCGCTATCGGTGCGGCTATCCGCGATAACGGGGCAAAATTGGTCGAAGCCTTTCCTCAGTGGAAAGACCCCCAGAAATGGCAGGCCGACCGAAGCCGACTGATTGAATACGGTAAAAATCTGGGTTTCTCGGAAGAGGAATTGTCAGAGACTTACGACCACCGTGCTGTCAAAGCTCTTTATAAGGCCATGCGGTACGATGAAATGATGGCGAAACGGGCAAAACCGACGCCACCTGTAAGTCCGAGGCCCGCGCCAGCGGGTAACGCAGCCCAGCAGCCTCAACGTTCTGTGTCAGAGCTTACTCGCGCAAAGCAGCGTCTTTCCAAAACCGGCCGCGTGCAGGACGCCGCGTCCATCTTTGAGCAAATGCTTTGATTGGGAAAGTGAAACCGAACTATGGCACAGCCAGCAAATCTTGTTGATCGTTACCGCATTACTCGCGCCGTGCGCGAAGACCTGTCGAATACGATCTATGACATCTCCCCGGAGGAAACTCCCCTGTTCTCGAACATCGGTAAGGGCAAAGCGTCCAATACCTATTTCGAGTGGCAGACCAACGCGCTTGTCGCGGCTAATCAGGACAACGCCGCCGTTGAAGGTGACGAAGCAACGCTTGACAGCCGCCCGCAGACCAAGCGTCTCGGCAACTACACGCAGATTTTCCGCAAGGTTGTCGGCGTGTCAGGGACGTCTGAGGCGGTTGACAAGGCTGGCATGAAAGGCGCTCTCGCCTATGAAATGGCTCGCTCGTCCGCCGAACTGAAGCGTGACATCGAAGCCCGTATCGCAGGCAACAAGGCCGCTGTCGCTGGTAACTCTTCGACCGCTCGCCAAACGGCTTCGCTCGGCTCCTTCCTTATCACCAACGTCAACAAGGCGGCTGGTGGTACGGCTCCAACCCTGTCGGGTTCGACTGAAGGCTATCCGAACGCTGCGTACACGAACGGCACTGCCCGTGCCTTCACGGAAGCACTGTTGAAAGACGTGTTTCAGAAGGTCTGGACGCAGGGCGGTTCGCTCGACTTCGTGATGGTCGGTGCTTCAAACAAGCAGGCGGCGTCTGCTTTCGCGGGTATCGCCCAGCAACGCCATGAAGTCGGGAACGGCAAGCAGGCATCTATCATCGGCGCAGCCGATGTTTATGTCGGTGATTTCGGTTCTGTCTCCATCGTCGCCAACCGCTTTTCAGCGGCTGACACGGCCTTTGTGGTTGACCCGGATTACGCTGAAGTCGCGTATCTCCGCGATTTCCAGACCTCCGACCTCGCCAAAACGGGTGACAGCGACAAGAAAATGATCCTTGTCGAACTCGGTCTTCGCGTGAAGAACGAACTGGCACACGGCGCAGTGCGCGATCTTACCACTCCGTAATGACGGGGTGACAATCCTTGACCTGACAGGCTAACCACGCCTGTCAGGTTGCGTTTAACGCAACAAGTCAGGACCAATGAAGAAACTTTTCTCCCACGATCCCCTGACAGGAACCACGAAGTTCTTTCACTACGACGAAAGCGTAGACGAGCAGAATTTCGCAATCCAGACCGTGCAGGAAACCACGCCGATCATCGACGCCAACCGCGCGGAAATGAACGACGCTCCTACGCGGATTGGCTCGAACGAAGACTTTGTCAAAGTCGCGTCGATCCCCCTGACGATCTACATGGACCTTCAGAAAAAAGGGATCACGAAAGACCCGAAAGCCTTCAAGCGCTGGCTCAACGACCCTGACAATCGGTTTTTCCGTACTAGGCCGGGGGTCGTGTAGTGCCGACTGACATCACGACCTACGCGGGATTGAATGAACGTATCGGGGAATGGCTCAACCGAGCCGATCTGGCAGACCGTATTCCTGATTTCATTCGGCTTTTCGAGGCCCGTGCAAATAGGGACATCCGGACCCACGACACGGTGAAGCGCGCCGGTGCGTATCTGGACGATGATTATGTCGTCGTGCCTGACGACTGGAATGAAACGATTTCGCTTGCTGTCATTGGCCCGATGGGAACTCCGGCAGCGTTGGAGTTTGTCAACATCGAGCAATCGTTCGCAAAGCGTCAAATGTACCCTTCCGGCCCCGTGCGGTTTTACACGCATGTTGACGGCAAGTTTTTACTCATTCCCGGTTCAACAACCGAAACAATTCAGTACGAGCTAATATATCGGGCGAAAATCCCGTATCTTGATCCGACGACGACCACGACCAATTGGCTAATCCAGCGTAGTCCCGATTTGTACTTGTACGGGAGCCTAGTGGAAGCCGAACCCTACCTCAAAAATGATGAACGTATGGGACTTTGGAAGTCTCGTTGCGACGAAATTCTTATGTCGATGAAGCTTGAAGCTGAACGCGCGGCCTACCCGCAAGGGCGGCTCGTGACACGGGCGAGGAGCTTCTAATGGCAAACCAGATATACCCGCTCTTCCTGCAAGCGTGCCTAGACGGTGAAAGCAATATCGACCTCAAAGATGGGAATGTGAAGATCACCTTGCTGTCAGCAAGCTATGTCTACAGCCCCTTTCATCAGTACCGGACACATCTGACAGGCGTCGTCGCAACTTCAGGCGATCTTCAGGGCAAATCTGTTGTCAACGGCTTCTTCAAGGCGGCTGACATTACTTATCCGGGTGTCGCCGGTGCTGAAATTGTCGCGTTCGCTGTTTGGCTCGACACAGGCACCGCTTCAACCTCCCGGCTAGTTGCGTACATCGATAGCAATCAGGTCGCGCTCCCGTTGGTGCCGACAGGCGGTGACATCAAACAACAGTTTGATCCCGCTGGCATATTTGCGCTGTAGGGGCTGGAAAAATGGCAGACATAAAGATTTCCGAACTCCCCCTCGCCGCCCCACTCACCGGGTCGGAATTGCTGTTGATTTCGCAGGACGGGGTAGATCGAGCAGTGCAGCTTTATCGCTTGCGGGCAGCGCCGGAAGTGAACGCAAGGGCCTTCAGCAGTGCATTTAGCAGCGCGTTTGGCGCGTCGAATTAGGGATTAGAGACGTGACACAGAAAAATAGGCTGACATTCAAGAGCGGGCAGGCTGCAACCTTCGCAGACAACTCGTCTGGAAATATCACCGCCGCCGCGCTCCGCAGCGAGATGATTAACATCGCGGATAGCGCAGTGTTCTTTGAAGATATCGGCGCTCTCGCTACGAAAAGCTCTGTCACTGTCGGGGATGTGTCCGCAACTGGTACGCCTTCCAATGCAACGTACCTACGCGGCGACGGCTCTTGGGCGACGCCCGCTGGTGGTGGCGGCGGGGGCGGTGGTGACATGCTTGCGTCGGTATATGACCCGACCAGCCGCGCCGCGAACGCTTTCAGCATGGATAACATGGTCGAGGGTAGCTCTACCAAGATCATGACTGCCGTCGAACGTAGCAGGCTGGCGGGGATGGCGGATAACGCCAACAACTATACCCATCCGAACCATTCAGGAGACGTAACTTCAGTCGGCGGCGGCGCGACAACCATCGTCAACAACGCTGTCACGCTGGCAAAACTCGCTGACATGGCGACGGCTTCGGTGATGGGCCGCGTCACGGCAGGCATTGGCGATCCTGAAATTCTTACAACCACTCAGTTGACGACTTTGGTCAACACCTTCACGACTTCGTTGAAGGGTGCGGTCCCGGCTTCTGGTGGTGGCACGACGAACTTCCTTCGCGCAGACGGTACGTGGGCCTCCCCCGCCGCTGCGAGCTTCTCTGCCATCGCTGCGAATGTCCTCCCGGATGCGAATAACACGCGCAATGTCGGGTCGGACACTTTCAGGTGGAAAGAGGGACATTTCAACGATCTGGTGAAGGTCGGTGGCTACAATGTGGTCACGGAAAACACCACAGCGCTGACAGAAAAAACGACACTCGTTGACGACGATGTGTTCCCAATGTTTGACAGTGCAGCGTCAAACGCCCCTAAATTCGCCAAGCGCAGCACCATTCGTACTGGCTTGGTGCCGACTACGCGTACACTGACAGCAGGTACGGGCATCGCGACCCTTGGCGACCTGAGCGCGAACCGTACTGTGGCGCTGTCAGCGGGCTCAATTGCTTCCTTGGCGCTGGCCGATACCGCGGTGCAACCCGCGCGTACCATTACCGCTGGCACGGGCTTGACAGGAGGTGGTGATCTAAGCGCGAACCGCTCGCTGGCTCTCTCGGCGGGCTCGATAGCAAGTCTGGCGCTGGCAGACGCAGCAGCGCCGAAGCTGGTCGCTGAAAACGCTCAGACAGGCACGAGCTACACGCTGGTGCTGGCTGACGCTGGCAAGCTTGTCACAATGAACAACGCCTCGGCAAACGTTCTGACAATCCCCGCCAACGCTTCCGTCGCCTTCCCTATCGGAACCGTAATTAACGTTGAACAACTCGGTGCCGGTGTGACTTCGATCACGGCGGGGTCGGGTGTCACGCTGAATGGTGTCAGCACAGGCACAGGCGCGATTTCTACACGATGGTCGGGTGTGTCGCTTTGGAAGCGAAACACAAACGAATGGACTGTCATGGGTGGAATTGGAGCCGTTGCGTAATGAGCATCCACCTTATGCGATTTGGTATCCAGAAAGCCAACGGTGCGGGCGGTGGCGGGGGTAGTCCGACAACTATCTTCGCCCCAACTGTCACCCCGGCGTCGGATGATAACAACCCGAACTATTTCTTCCGCATGGTGCCAACACTGGCTGTCACCCTCGCGGGTCAGGTGCGGGTAACGTTCAAAGCGTCCAGCACGGCCCTCAATATTGCCGGTGCTTCATTCGGGAAGTTCTCAAGCTACCCCGCGATTACGACAGCAACCCCGCTTCCCTTCCTGTTTAGCGGGTCCGCTACGGCGTCGATTTCTGCCAATAACGAACTGACAAGCGACTGGCTAAACGTATCTGGATTATCGATCACCAGCGGGCAGCAAGCGGTTGTTATCCTCGATACGGGCGCGAACGGCGGAACGAAATACAGCTCCGGCAACACCAACGTTGATACGTTTTTCGGTGCTGGACCGTCTTCCGGTCTGGCCGATCCGGGCGGTGCCGCTGACAGCCTTGGATTTAGCTGGGGCCTCACCAAGATCGAGACGCAATAATGAGCAATATGTTCCGTATTGGCGATCAACGCCTTGTCTATAGTGACAGTGGATTGTCAGCATCCGGTCTTTGGACACCCCCCGGTGGCGGTGGAGGTGGCGGTGGAGAGTTGGCTTGGCCGACCAGTGCGACCGCTGGTGTAAAGGCTGGTGTTACACGCACCAATCAGGGCGGCGTTGTGACCTTGAGTACCAACGGAACGGTCTTCAAGGACAAGAACGTCACTGACACGATTGAAGTCTACGGCAGCAACATCACCATCGAAAACGTGATGATGAACGTCCAAAGTTACTACGGGCTGATACAGTATGGGGGATCGAACCTCACGCTGCGTAATATTACGCTCAACGGGTTTGGCTCTTCCTCCATGACGGGCATCGCACTCGCGGGCGGCACGATGGAGTATTGCGATATTTCAGGCATGGTTATTGCGCTGAAAATTTGGGACACTTCAGTTGTCCGGTATAACTTCATCCATGATCTGCATGAAACGTCGAGCAACCCGGATGCGAGACACTTCGATGGTGTGGCGCTGCATAGTGGAACAGGAACGTTTATCCACCACAATGCTTTCCATGTCACAGAAGGGACGGCCTCGGTGTTCCTGACAACACAGGACGGCAGCACGACCAACATCACGGTCGAAGACAATTTGATGGTTGGACGACCATCCTTTGCCGCATATTCCGAGAACAACAACGGCAACACAATGAGCGGCATCGCCTACCGTCGCAACACGATGCAGAAGGGTATCTACGGGTACATCCAAGAGAGCGGCGGTGGTGTCGGGTCTGACAAAGGCGACAACGTTAAGTTTGATACTGTCATTCCTACCAACGTGCAGGCATGGCTAACCGCAACAGGTATATCCGCTCCTTAATCTGAGGCAACAATGGCGCTGCTAACAGAAAACGGCGATACGATTGTCCTTGAAGACGGAAGCCCGTTCGTAAATGACGTGACGCTTCCTCTTCTGGATATCATTCCCTTTCTAGGGGAAGATGCGCTCCTGCCTATGGTGCAGGCTGGCGTGACCGTTGCTGTGTCAGTGTCAGCGCTCCGTGCGTTTCTGAATGCGCAGACCATCCAGTGCGTTATATTCAGAAATACTAATAAGTTCTTCAAATCGCGCTTCCGGCCAAAAGGCTACATCGAGATTAAATCCAAAGCGCGGATTTGGATTGAAATACTTTGACGATCTGCTAATATAGCATCGTCTGTAGGACACGGCTGCGGCCATCCTGTTTTCCCAAAATTTCAACACCTTGCGGGCGACGGCGATGGCTGACGGCTTTACGACCAATTACAATCTGACAAAACCTGAAGTTGGCTTGAGTAATGACACTTGGGGTCAAAAGCTCAATGACAACATGGACACCCTTGACACCGTTATCAAGGCGCTGGAACCACGTTCGCCCACGGGGGCGATTTCGATCTGGCCTACCCTTACGGCTCCCGCTGGCTTTCTTCTCTGTCAGGGCCAAGCAATCAGCCGCACGACTTACGCGGCGCTCTTCGCCGTGCTTGGGACGACATGGGGCGCGGGCAACGGCTCGACCACGTTCAATCTTCCTGATCTTCGGGGTGTCTTCATCCGGGGCCTCGATGCGGGCCGTGGCCTAGACCCGCTTCGTAATCTTGAAAACACGGTCCAAGCCGAAGATTTCAAATCTCATACCCATGTCGGAAACACCGCGAGCGCGGGCGCGCATACCCATACCTATGCAGGAACCGTGGTCGCTGATGGCGTTCACACTCACTCTGTCAGCGGCACCGCTGCCAGTGCGGGCGCGCACACTCATATCCTCCAAGGCAACGGAGGGCAAGCTCAAGCCGGTTCGGTAGGAAACCTTGTTTCCGTTGGCGGTGCGACCAATCTGTCAGCTATCGAGAGTGCCGGGGCGCACACCCACTCTGTCAGCGGCACCGCCGCAGCGGCAGGGTCACATACTCACGAATATTCCGGCACGACAGTGAGCGCGGGCGCGCACACCCACACTGTCACGGTTGACGCAACGGGTGGCACCGAAACCCGCCCTGTCAACGTCGCCATGAACTATATCATCAAGACGTGATGCGCGATGAAAGACAACTATGAAGCCTGTCTGGCTATCACGCTCAAATGGGAAGGCGGGAATGTCAATCATCCTGACGACCCCGGTGGGAAAACCCGCTGGGGCGTGACGCAAGCGCGTTACGACGAATATCGCCACTCAAAACGCCTTCCTCCGCGCACGGTCTTCTCCATGACCAAACCGGAGATGCTGGATATTTACAAAACGGGGTATTGGGATGCTGTCAAGGGCGACACTCTGGCATATGGCGTGGACCTTGCTACTTGGGATTTCGGCGTCAACTCTGGACCCGCTCGCGCGAGAAATACTCTACTCTCGTCGGTCGGCGGCACGGACATCCAGACGATACAAACGATTTGCAAAAAGCGCCTGAGTTTCGTTCAAGGGCTAAAAATCTGGAAAACCTTCGGTAAAGGTTGGTCACGGCGTATCGCTGACATTGAAGCTCGTGCTGTCAAGATGTCAGCTTCAAAGCTGCCAAATCCGAGCGTGAAATCCGTTCTCAAAAGTGAAGGCCAGAAAGCCGCTGACAAGGCGCTCACGACCACTAAGAACGCACGGAACACGGCGGGCGGTGCGATTGCCTCCGGCACAGCATCAGCCATGCCAACGGACCAAGTTTTGTCACTGACGCTTCTGGGTATCGGCGCGTGCGCGTTGGTCTTCGTGCTTTATCTCATCATCAAAGCGCAGAAAGACAAAGATCGCGCTGAAGCATACGCCGAAGTTGCAGCGGAGACACAGGCTTAAAATGGCCCTCCCCGCGATCCTTATCCCCATACTAGCCGAAATCGGTGCGCCTATCCTGAAGCGTATTATCGCTGACAAGCTGCCAGACGGCTTTGGCAAGGATTTGACAGGCACAGTCATTGACACAATCGCGGGGCGGTTGGGTGTGGAACCCACGCCCGAAGCCATCAAGGATTGTTACGATAAAGACCCAAAGGAATGTGGACGTATCATTCAGAACGTCGAAGAAACTTATGGGGAACAGTTCTTTCTCGCCGCCGTGCAGGGACGCGATGCGCTCTTGAAGCGCGAAGACGAAAAGGGCGCATTCTGGAACGCATGGCGACCTTCGATGTCATGGCTTCTAATCTGGCTTTGGTTCTGGAATGCGACCCTGCTTCCCCTCTTGAATGCAGGTTTCAACTCCAATCTCCCCCCAGTGCCTTACGAGACATTGGTAGGCTTCGCTGGCCTTTGGCTCGCCATCTATGGCGGTGGTCATACCATCAAATCAATCTTTGGGAAGAGCGCTAACAATGACACCCCCTGACACGCTCGAACCCCCTGATTTGCGGTCCCGTGTCGTGGCGCTGGAGCATTCCTCCGCGTCTCGCGAACAGCGTCTTATCAACATTGAGCTTTGGCGCAACCAGCAGGACGTGTTCAACGCACGACGAGATGAGCAGTTCAAGCATCTCGATGAGCGTTTTGACAACCTCGATAGGAAAATCACGGCCCTCAACGACACGCTGACATGGATCACGCGCTTGGTGCTTGGCGCGATTGTCCTAGCGGTCGTCGCGTTCATGGTGCGCGGCGGCTTCAACCTACCGAATTGAGACAATGGCGAACGACTTTCTCCCTGTCCAAATTCCCCCCGGTGTAGTGCGAGGCGCTACACCCATCGACGCGCGTGGTCGGTGGTGGGATACCAATCTCGTGCGTTGGCGCAATGGGAACCTTGAACCTGTCGGCGGCTGGGAGAAGATCACTTCAACCCCCTTTGCCAATCGTGTCAGGAAGATCGATGTCTGGCGTGCCAACAACGGCGTGCGGCTTGTCATGGTGGCAACTGACGGCCAGCTTTTCGTTGAAAGCACAGGCACTTACGAAGATTTCACCCCCGTAGATTTGGCTACGTCGGAAGCAGAAGGCGCGCTATCAGGCTTCGGTATTGGGCCTTACGGTGACGACGATTATGGCACCGAACGCGAAACGCCGTCTTTCAGCGTGCAAGTAATCCCGTCTTACTGGACAATCGCGGGCTGGGGCGAAGATCGTCTGGCAGTGTTGTCAACTGACAAACGGCTTTGGCATTTCGATACATCAGCGTTTTCTAATAATCTCACCGCTGTTGAAGACGCGCCGGAAGCCTCCGCCGTCCACGTAACTCCCGAACGCCATGTGTTTCTGTTGCAGGCGGGCGGGAACAAACGACGCATTGCATGGTCTTCGCGGGAAGATTTCAACGACTGGAATTTCGCATCAACGACTAACACGGCAGGCTATCTGGACCTTGAAACTTCTACGGGCCTTCTCAAAGCCGTTGATAGCCGCTCTGGGTCTTTGATCTTCAGTTCCAGCGATGTCTTCCTCATGCCCTATGTCGGGTTGCCCTACGTATATGGTCGGCAATGGCTCGGCGCAACTCGCGTGACAAATCCTGACACGATTGTCACTGACAACGGAAACGTCTTCTGGTGGGCGTCAGACGGTTTCAAAATGTTCGACGGCGGTGCGATCAGGACGCTTGACTGTCCTGTCTGGGATTACGTGATGTCCCGCATCGACCCTACCAGCACGGCGAGATACCTCCACGGCACCAACAACGGGCTTTATCCGGAAGTCTGGTGGTTTTACGCATCCAAGGAAAGCACCGTGAACGGCGGGTTGATCGACAGCTATGTCATGGTCAAT